TTTTGTTCGGATAAGGATGCTTTGACAGCTTCTAATTCTTCTAACTTCCAATAGTTACCCCAAACAGGTTTATTGTTCGGCAAGATCGCTGGAAACTCAATCACGTCCCACTGATCCGCTTTCACTTCGCTCATGGCTCGAAGGAGGTTGCCTGTTAAATCTTTTTCACTCCATCTTGTCATCACGCAGACAATACTTCCACCAGGTTGTAAACGCTGACGAGGACCAGAAGTGTACCACTCCCATGCATTGTCCATCGCTGTTTGACTTAGAGCATCTTGTTCGGAATGAGGATCATCAATGATAAGAAGATCAGCGCCACGACCAGTAATAGCACCGCCCACACCTGCACCGAAATATTCCCCACCATAATTTGTTTCCCATCGACCCGCAGCTTTGGAATCTTGACTAAGTTTAACATTTGTAAATACCGCCTTATACTCCTCACTATCCATGAGGTTTCTAACTTTACGACCAAATCGGTAAGACAGTTCAGCCGTGTGGGTGGTTTGAATGATCTTGGTCTGTGGTTTGTGGCCCATGAGCCATGCAGGAAAGAGAAACGAAGCAAATTCTGATTTTGTATGACGAGGGGGCATGTTGACAATTAATCTTTTAATTTCTCCTGAGAGTACCTTTTCGAACTTCTCACCGATCCTGATGTGGTGTTCACCTTCCACGAACCCTGGCCACACAGTCTTAACGAACGTTATAAAGGAGTCTCTTGCCTTACTTGCAAGTTCTAGTTGTGTCTTTCTTAGTTCAAGTTTTAGGAGTGCCTCTTGAGCCTCCTTTTGGTCCATAGAGGATACGTCAAAATCAATTCTCATGTCAGAATTATTATCATAGTAATTATTTGTGTAAAACACAACCTACGTGCTCTCAATGTAGTTACATAATTGGTTTTTAGGGGGGTGGGGGGTCAAGCACACAACATCTTGTGCCGAAAACACTTAGGATCTCTATATGTAGTAGGTGGTCGGGGGGAGATGGTCGCTGATGCCTGGAACTAGATGGGGAACAGGTGGAAGCGAGGGGAGAAACCCCCCGCTAAAGTTATCTTATAAGATATCCTTGTGCATTTCTGCAATCCTATCCAAAATACGACGACCCCAAGCTTTTATCTCAGGATTATTAGTATTAAGAATAAGATGATAAATTTCAGAGTCAAGATAAGTAGCGATAGCACGATACATATCCTTTCTGTTTATTGTTTCTACATCAGAACGTTCCTGCCTTTGAACGTTATCAAGACGCTCTTGCAAATTAGCAAAAGGTCTATTGATGAGATTGTTATTATTAGGCATGAGTATAAAATATACTAGTCCTAACTTATTGCAACTATATAAGAACTTTTCTGTGGATAACTTTTGTACCTTTTGGTCGCACCCTAAAACCCAAACCTATCATCATTGGCTTGACTTACCAGACCAACTCAGTCCACTCCCAGCGGGGCAGACCGCCATTTCATACACTATGACCCAACGTAATTTGATATTTTAGAATGGAGAATGGAGAAAGGCGTGAGGGCAAACGCCCTCGCACCAAAGTTTAGTTAGCCTAATATTATTGAGTTTGCATCTGCAACATTGGAAAATTCTCTGTTAACAGATCGCTCTCTTGATCGTGATCGACAATCGGCTTCAACTCAATGCTTTCAACAATTTGAGTTCTGTACTGATTGTACATCAAAGGTTGTTCGACCTTGAAACGATTGCTATCAAACTTTTTATATTCTCGTCTAATAACATTCATTTTATGTTCAAGACCTTTGAGGACTTTTTCCTCGCCCACAAAAGACTTAACGATAGTCTTTTGTTCTTTCAACTTCGAACTAATGAAGTTATTTAGAATAGTTAGTCTAACTAACTTGTCTATTTCTTTCTTTTTGTTCATGTTGCCTCCTTTGGCTTATTATATATATAGTGATATCCTAACTAATTACAAGTATTTATTAAACAAAGTTGTGGATAACTTTTTCACACGGATCTCCAACAGCATCCGGCGTCCCCAGCTCCTGACCATACCTATACCAGTACCTAGAATGGTATGAGCAAATGGAGAATGGAGAAAACCAGCCACAGCAGTCCTGCCATCAGGAACGCTGCCAGCAACTCACGAAAAAGATTACCAATACCAAATGGCAGCTCTGCAATGGAAAAACAGATCCAGACTCCTGCTATACAGAGCAACCCAAAATATGCTAGAAAGACAGGCAACTAAGTGCTTACCAACGAATCAGCTTGCGCTTCTTCATCTGCCTCTTTATCTGCAATGATCTCACGACACACATCTTCGCATGCCCACCACGCCAGCAGGTTCCTGAGCTGCAGCTCACTGCCCACCTCTTTAGATCCATTAAATGTAACGATCAAATGGAGAATGGATGGCTCGCCCATGTCGTCAGCCATGTCGCTGAGTCTCTGCCAAATCTCCTCTTTGAATTTCTCATAAAAGGCTTCGCTGTCTGAATAGTATATCAACTCTGACACAATACCTGACTGGCAGCCTTCCAGGATGACGTCTGCAATCTGACCTTCTTCCAGGTTGTTTATGATCCACTCCTTAATGGAATCTTCTTTAAACTCAACTGGCATCAGGCTTCTCCTGCAGACTCACGAACCAGGGCACACGGACCCAGCCATGTTTGTTCAACAGTAAATGGATAATGTGTTTATAATTATAATTCATTTTTCATCTCCTCTGATTATTTGGTCGATGCGTGCGTTCTCCTGGATCCACTGAATCACATACTCTGCATCGTTCTCTAGCTTGTCGAATGTTTCTCTGTCGATGGTCACTGATTCGAAATCGACAATATAATATTCTTCTTCCATCTTCGCCTCCTTTGTTTAAGAGCAAATGAGTGTACAAGACTAACAAGTGCGACCCAGTACACCCACAGTCGCCAGTGTTTAGATGCTCTTTATTACCCAGCTGATTAAAGAGCCCTGGGGTTATAACCTTACAGCTCTCGATTCAGGATCTCGAGTCATTACGGCAACTACCTGAACCTTTTATATATATAGTCCTAATATGTTGGGATGTCAAGAGGCAAATAATTTTTTTTCAAAGAACCCTGCTGTACCATCCAGCTCCTGGACAGCCGGGATGCAGGTCATACTCTATATCAAGTGCTTGTTTGGTGACGGTAATGGAGAATGGACAATGGAAGATTGGGTGGTGAGCCGAGGACTTCGACTCACCGATTGTTTCGTTTGGCTAACTAAACAAAGAAGGAATATTTATGCAGTAGCATAAACCAACTCCTGAGTCAAGCGTCAGGATCCCAGCTCCCGGGATGCAACTACCATCTCCTGCCTGGTCTGGCTGCAGACTTATCAGTAATGGACAATGGAGAAAGGTTCGTGGCCAATGGACTAATGGAGCTTGGTGCTTGTCCTGCTGTCAGGAGTCCAGCTCCCGAGAATGTGCATCAGGAGATCCCAGGTCTGAGCCCGGCTGCCTGGCGTAATGGAGCATAGGTATGGTTTATCGGCAATGGATAATGGATCACGGACAATGGAGCCTGAGAATAATTTAACCCCCTTCGAAAGAGGGTCTTTGGCAAGTACGAAAACAGGGCAACCAGCAGAATAATGCCTGTGAATCCACGCAATTTGATGTGCAGAGAAGTTAAGTTTATTATTTGTTATTATCTTCAGCTCTAGCCAGAAGCCTCGTTTGTAAAAACCAAACAAATCAGGGATACCTAATCCTGATGTAGCTTCAATTCTTGTCCAAATGATTGATTTTGTGTTATTTTTTAATTGTTTCCAGAGATTCTTCTCGTCTGCCATGTTGAATGATCCAGCACCTTTCTTCTTCTAAATCAACCATCAATAACTCAACCTTTAATTTCTTTTGTAATGGAGTCAGCACTCGGTTAATTCTACGTCCTTTTTTCTTTCCTTTTGCATATTTCAAAGACGTTTTCACGTCATACAAATGGACTTTACCTTTCTTGTCTATGGCAACAAGATCGACACAACCTGTGTCATGAATCGTCTTGAATACCAGATTCCCCTTCTTCAGTAAGTATGTCATCGCCAGGCTCTCCGACAAGTGTCCCTTCAGATGTGTCATGGTCAATAACTTCATACTCCCCTTGAATGGATAGTTTTTTTCGAAGTTCAATTAACTTATCCTCAACCTCTCCTACGGACATAGAATCGATCGTGCCATGCATGACCTCTTTTCTGTCAACGTATAATCCAGCCGCCATACCTCGATACTTCTCAGCAGCAATAGCTCCAGTATAATTACCAGCTTTCTCGGCAGAATCTCTTAGTTCTGCTAGCTTTTGGATATGTGATTTATAGGAAATGGAATATCTCCTGTTAAGTTCCGCCCTTCTTCGTTCTAATTCTGCAACCACATGTGGATAGTATTTTGGGTTTTGTAGTTGACTTGCAATGACTGTAGCACCAGATTCTGCGAACCCAGCGTCCAAAGCACATTGTCTAGCGCTCTGAATTGTGCCCTTTTCGATGAAAATATTGACAAATTTCATCTGTTTTGGGGTCAATTCGAGCATTTTTACGTCTTTTTTAGGCATATTTTTGACCTCCTTTTTGAGGTGCGGTGTCAAAAAAGCTATATTTTTCAACAAACCGTGTCATTTTGTAAACGAGTGACTTACCCCCGTATGACAACATATTTACAGAGATAAGCCTTGATATATATATATTTTTACTACTTTGTAAATATGTAAACCAATTTCTGACTTTTCGGCCGATTTTAGATTTAATTTCTGTAGAATAATATATATTGGGGAAATGAGATTGGTCCGTGTTTCGTGGCTCGATACCGTTGAGCATCCGTCCGGTTGGTACGACGAAGAAGATATCGATAAGCTTGAAGATTGTGCCTTGGTCCATAGTTACGGGTTACTCCTTAAAGAAACAGAAAAATCCGTTACATTAATCGCAGATTTTATTCCAGGAACAAAAGAGTTTGGTCGGTCGACCGTGATCCCTAAGGGAATGATAGAAGAAATTGTGGACATCTTCGATCCTAC